TGAAACGATCAAAGCCTACCGACTGACGGAACAGTGGGGCCAACGAAACGGTACTAGCCATAGCTAAATCTCCTGAGTTTTCTCCAAGTGATTTATGGCGCGACCCGGTTTCGGCATCGCGTACAAAAATATATAGCGATGTGAGAAAAACGATTCAAGAGGAGCAAAAATAATTTTTTATTCTCAAAAGACGAAGGCATCAACGAGGTCATTTATATTGGCCAAAGGCATCGGCTTGGCACGCCCTTTATCGCTTCGAAAGCTGACTGGTTGCCGGAAGGGCAAACACTACAACCGGGACGACCTCAATAACCAATACAGAGCTAGACAACTTACTGAGAAACGAAAGCCCCAAAGTCGCAGTTAAAGTTATTGACGTTTGCCAATCTGGACCCCCTACATAAAAGATGAATCGCCCCTGACTTTGTAGACGCAAATGACTGGCAGCAATGGGTCGGTCTCTGCCTGTCGCGACAGGCAGCAATCGGCTAATAGCTTAGGCAGCTTTCCGTATTTCATCGACAGCACAATCGATCCATGCCGCCCCTGCTCTCGCCAGCTCCCGCGCTTTCCCTTCGCTTATACCGTAGTGCTTGCCAACCCGTACCATCGGCCATTTAGCACCGTAGTAGAGCCAAATAATGTCGCCCATTTGTCCATCACGGTGTGAGAGGCGCGCAACTGCGTAATCAATAGCGCCGGCCCATTCATCTGTAATGCAATAGCTTTTGCTCGCAGACACCTGCGGCATCGCCTGACGCATTAGCGCAAATGTTGGTGAGATGTAGTTGGGAACGCCTGCCCCATCCATCCGCCACCATCCCCACTGTTCCAGCAGGTATTCGGTATCACCCAAAGGTCGGCCCGCTGGCTTTCGAATCATCATGTTCTCAATCCCCTGTGTAATTTGTACCGCCGGCACCGCGACGGTTGTTCTGTTGGTAGTACTCGGCCGGACCAGGTATCGACGAGCCATGCTGGAGCGCTTCAATCTCTCGCTGGGCCTGCTGCAATTTGAAGCTCAACTGGGTGACTAACTCGTCCGAAGAAAGCACCAACCTACTCCCTCGAATAACCCAACCAGAGCCGTTGCAAGCAGTACAAATAAGCTCATAAAACAGCCCATTCACTACCGCTTTGCCCTTGCAGGTTGGGCAAGGCTCTAGCTCGATCCGCCCCCTCTTAAAGCCATACCCCTGCCCTTTCTGCATGTTTGAATCCTCTTGTAAGATTAATTTCTGTTTTCGGCTTCAGGCCAACCAGCCCGAGGGGTCCAGGGCAACCGGCTTACTCGTGCGTCTTGCTCCTGTCTTGTCCTGCAATGCATCAAAACCCTGTGCATCAAGCCAGCCGTGCCACCGCTCCAGAGCGTTGCGCTTTACCACCTCGCCCATCGCCTGAAAGTAAGTGCGCTCCAATTCGGTCAGGGCGTGGTTGAGTAGCAGCTTGCCCACCAGCGAATCGACACCGAGGTTGGCCCAGATGGAAGGCGCCAGTTTGCGCAGGTCGTGACTGGTCCACTCACCCGCCCCCAACCGGGCAAAAATGGCAAAGGCCTGGCTGCGTGATATCGGGCGCCCCGCACGTGAAGTCGCCGGAAACAGGTACGCCCCGTCGTAACCCTCGGCCCGCTGCTGCGCTCGGTAGCGCTCCAGAAAAGCCACGGCCTGCGTGGTCAACGGCAACAGGTGGTCGCGCTTGGATTTCGTGTCATCGGCCGGGATGAACCACTCCCCCGCGTCCAGGTGGATGTTTTTCCACATTGCCAGACGTGTTTCGGTGATCCGCGTGGCATGGGTCAACATCAACACCAGCAGCGTCACGGCCACCGGTTCCGCGTTGAACGCTTCGCCCCATTCGGCCAGTAGGTCCACCACGGCAACGTGTCGCAAGCGCGCGCCCTTGGGCTTGATTTTGGCCTTGGTGAAGTGACTGAACGACACCCCGAGTAGTGGATTCACGGTGATCTTTTTCAGCGTCAAGGCGGCGCCGAACACCACCTTCAGTACGTCCAACACCGACTTGACGTAGGACAGGCTGTATTCGGCCTGCATGTGCCAGACCAAGTGTCGGTCCAAGGTATCGGCATTGAGTTTGCACAAGGGCAAATCACCCAGAGCGGGCAACAACTGGCAGCGGATCGCCGACAACGACGATCCCCGGCGGCTTTTGGACAAACTGTTATCGGTGTACAAGCGCGCGGCATACCACTCCAGTACCTGCCCGACCCGCTCCCAGCCATCCACTGTGGCTGCTGCCGTCGGATCGGCCAACAACCGGGCCTGCACTACCGGCAAGCTGTCGAGCATCACCCGCGCAGGCACGTCGGGCCAATTGGCAGCCTTTTTCCATTTGGCGCCCTTGTCGAAACGCACAAGGTGCCAACTGCCTTTGCTACGGTCGTGACGATAACGAAACCGCAGCGGGTGCCGCGGATCTTTCAGCTCGGTTATGGTCGGGTCGATGGCATGCTGTTTGATGACTGCATCAGATAGTTTCACAGTCAAGGTTTTCAACGGAGCTGTCATTGCTCATCACCCTCGCTAAACCGATCGATCATCAGAAGCCCTCCTTACCGCGTTGAGATTCCCACTCGAATGCCACGCCAATGCAGCCGTTTTCGCGGATGCGGTCGACACATCGCGCACCAATGGCGTCGTTCAGTTCGGTGGGAGACAGGTTGCTGACAATGATCGTCGGACGGCATTGCTCGTAACGACCATTGATGATGCTGAACAGCGTGGCCAGCTCGAACTCACTCTGCTTGGTTGCACCAACTTCATCGAGCACCAGCAGGTCCGCGCCAATCACCTCCCGCAAGATGTGCGCCTCGGACTCGCCTGAGCGATCATTGAACGTCGCCCGAATCTCGCCGATGAGCGTGCCCACCGTGCGGTAAATCGCCTTGACCATGCATTCGTTGATCAGGTGACTGGCCGAAGCAATGGCCAGGTGAGTCTTGCCGGTACCGACCTTCCCCAACAGCAACATGCAGCGACCTTCCCGGCGATGCTTCGAAAAGTTGTCGACGTAGTCGGTACACGCATCCAAGGCAATCTGCTGGGCCGGATTCGATACGACGAAATCGGCGAATGTCTTTTCCGCGAAACGCTTAGGAATCCGGGCGCTTGAATGCTGAACAATCCGAAACTGCAGGCGCTTGCGCTCAAGCTCCTGCATGTCGCGTTTGTTGCTCGCGCAGATGGGACAGCCAGACAGGCTGCCGCCCTTGAGGATGACCGACGAGTAACCGCCATGATCCAAGCAGCTTGCTGGCTGACGGCCGATGACGCCGAATTTGCGGTCCATGTGAGCGCCGAAGTTAGAGACGGAAGGTGCCATTGGCGTTCTCCTTGGTGCCGGCCTTGTAATCACGAGTGTCAAAGCCGGAATGGCGACTGGTCGGGAGTGATGTGGGGATGACTGCTTTGTCGGGGAAGATTCCCGTCCATCCGTTGCTGATCGAAAGGGCCAGAACAGAATCGGGGGCTGGATGGTTCGCCAAGGCCTTGGCCTGTTGTTCGCAGCTTTTGGCGGTGAGGGGTTTGTGGATTTCCTTGCGGTGCTGGCACCAATCGCCCCAAACCTCGACGCTGACGTTTTCCGGTTTGGCGGTCAGCGGGTCGAATTTTGATGATTTACCTGGCGCGTTAGCGCCCTGCTTTTCCTGATTACTGGTTACCTGATTGGTACCCTGATTACTGGTACCCTGATTTGTCGGAAATTTTTCCGACCCTCCTCGGATATTTTTCCGACCCTGTTCGGATTTTTTTCCGACCTTGCTCGGAGATTTTTCCGAGGTAGATCGGATTTTTTTCCGACCCTCAAACGCCTCAGAGGTCGGATATTTTTCCGACCCATCCAGCTTGCGATTCCATTCTTTGGCTTTCTCGGTCAAGCGAAACAACGAAACGTTCGCGGTGCTGGATAACTCCACCAAACCTGCTTTTTCGAGCCCTTTGAGAAGCCGATACGCCGTATCGGGTTTATCGGTGAGCAGGGGCAATTCCTCAATGATCTTTGCCTTGGTCAAGACAAAGAAAATCCCGTTATCGGTCTTGATTGCTTTGGCCCAACTGGGGCATTCGTAGACGAAGGAAAACAATTGCGCCTGCTGGGAGTTCAATCCCCACTCCAGCGCTTTCACTTGGTTGATCGTGATGGTGAACTGCATATCACCCCTTCCCGCCTAGCGGGCGGGCTGGGTGTGTCGACTTGTGCAATTCGATCAGTGCCGTCACCTCCTCGTGCCGGGCAGCCAAGTGTTTGGCATGCAAGGCCAAAATCTCCGATGCTTCCACTGCGGTGATTTCGCCATCCTCCAGCGCCAGGGCAATAAGCTGGTCAACCCGACCCCGCTTCACTGCCGTATGTAGAGAACGGTGATGCATGTCCACATTGTCCAGCTCACCAGACTCAGGCAAGCGGACGAATACGCCGCCATACATCGCGCAGATGTAGTCTGGTAGGTGCGTGGTGCCCTGCTCGCTTTCCAGAACCTGTATCTGCTCATCACTGAGTGACCTGCAACCTGCAGATTCGTATATCTGGTTTTTCAATCGCTTTGGATCGATAGCGAGACGGGCCGCTGCGCACGGCTGCCCACCCGGGAAATTTTTTGCCACCTCAACCATCACTAATCGACGGGTGTCTAGTACTGAAACTTTCATGGTCTAGTTTTCTCTCGGCGCCGTTGCGCTCAAAGTTGGCTCATTAGCTGGGCAGCATCCGGCGACGTGACCTTTTTGCGCTTTGGACCGGGAATGGTCTGAGCTCTTCAGCTGTGAAAGAGCCATCTGCGTGTTCAGTAACAAAAATGTCACGACCAACCTGCAGAGCTTTGTTGAGCGACCCTTGGGACATCCCAAGCAGATTTGCTGCGTTGGTTTGCCCGCGTGCACGAGCAAACTCATCCAGACTTTTTCGGCTCATCTCACCGATCTCCTTGATTAAACACCCACCAAGTATCTCCGGCGGAATTTAATTAATCAAGCCCGGCGGCATTTGATTAAATATCGCCGCTAGGAATAATCGTGGAATGAAAAAACGCGAACTCGAAGACTGGGAAAAAGAAGAGTGCTCAGCACTCAAAGCGGCTGTGGATGCCTTCAACACAGGCAAATCGCGGCGTGACGCCCTGACTCAGGGAAAAATCGCAGATGCCCTAGGCATAAATCAGGGCTCCGTCAGTTCGTACCTGAACGGCTACAACGCACTGAATGCGAAAGTCGCTAGCGCAATTGCCGGATTGATTTCCAAACCCGTGGAGTCATTCAGCCCTCGACTGGCTGATGAGATTGCGAAAATGGCGCAGTCCAGCTTCGAATCTAATGTCGAGGCTGGTCCCCCCATCTATTCCTCACCTCGCAGAATCAATATCGAAGGTACCGCACAGCTCGGCAGCGAGGGGTATTGGACAAGCCTTGACCAGGCAGCTGGCTGGGTTGAGACCTACTCCAGAGATGAGGACGCCTACGCACTTCGGCTCAAGGGTGACTCAATGGCACCAGCGATCCGTAGCGGGTGGGTCGCTGTCTGCGAACCCAATCACCGCCTAGTGCCAGGTGAGTATGTGATGGTCACCACCGTTGATGGACAAAGCATGGTTAAAGAACTTCTCTTCGAGACCGAAGAAGAGGTCAGCCTCATGTCGATCAACTCCGCTTACGGCGAGCGGCTGACAGTAGCTCGGATTGATATCGAGAGAATCCATTACGTAGGGGCAATTCTTGCCCCCAGCAAGGTGCTGGGCAGAATCTAAATTTGAGCCCTTCGATTTGTCTCTAATCCCCTTGGATACCTCCCTCCTGAAGCCCGCAAATTGCGGGCTTCTTTCTATTAAATGATTGTTTTTAATCGTTAATCTTTAGCGCTTAGGGTTCAAGCCATTCACTGTGTATCCATACATAAAAGGAGCAGTGCTATGGCAAAGACAAAAAACAAACCGACACCGCCGAATTCGTTTGAGCTTCTTGGATTCCGCATCCAAAAAATCATCAGCGCCCCCGCCGCCCAAAAACGAAAAACGGCCGTCATTTGCAAGGAAGCAGATGAATGCCTTGAGGACTGGAAACGGCTCCTTGAAGAGATAGCAGAAACCGAGCACGTACTAGTGCATCGAGAAGATGACTGCGCCGCGCGCATCTCTTGGGACCTCCCCGCAAACATCTAGCCCAAAGCAAGCCCGTCCAGCACGGGCTTTTTTCATAGAGCGGAAATATATCTCCGGCGGCATTGACTTTAAATATCCCCGGCGGCAATATTTGTTCGCCGCAGTGAATCGCAGCGGCAATACGGGGCCACCCGCCGCTCTTTAACAACCCGATCGATTCAAAGCTGTCAGCTGCAAAAAGACTAACGCACCAGGCGTGGGCGACTCCCACCTAAGTGCGCCGTATCTGAGTCCCGCTGACAGCTCAAACAGATTTCACTACATGGCCTTGGCAACAGGGCCATGTGGGAAATCCCCTCCCCTGTATGAGGAAACACCATGTTCGGAATGAAAAAACTCTTCGGAAAACAAGTCGGCAACGCCCAGGCCGAAATGAAGAAGGTCGTTAACCGCGATTTGATGCAGGCCATCGTCGGTGGCGGCCTATTGGTCGCTGCGGCTGATGGTGAGATTGAAGCCAGCGAGGTTTCCAAGCTGGATGAGTTGATTCGCTCCAACCCGAATCTGACGCACTTCGGCAGCGAGATCACCGAAACCATCAATCGTTTTACAGGCCAGTTGAACGCCAACTTTCAAGTAGGTCGACTGGCGATCAAGCGAGAACTGGCCGACATAAAAAACGTTCCAGCCGACGCGGAGGAAGCCTTCGTCAACATTCTTGCCGTTGCCCAAGCTGATGGTCAGATCGAGCCAGCAGAGTTGGTGGTGCTGAAGGAAATAGGCATGCACTTTGGTCTGCGCTTGGCTGACTACGGTATCGAGGTA